GTAGTGTTCCGGTAGATCCAGCCTTGTCATAAGATCGTTGTACACAGTGTCAAGGATCTCTACGACCTGTTGGGATTCGATAGTGTCGTTGATGGAGTTGACCTCATCCCCGTCAATGGAGCTGAGGATCTTCTGGGTCATCTCCAGTACAGTGTATTTCTTCACTTAGTTACGTCCTGTTTCTGTAGGAACTTTTCTAGATCTACTGTCCAACGACAGGCTTCAAACTTCTTCTTGTTGAGACAAGTATCGACCAAGGCATCAATGACGGGCTTAGGTGGTGGCTCAAGGCTTGGGCTGAGTACCCTCGGTGTCTCCGACGCGGTTACGCAGGCGCTCAACAGCGGTGTTAAAGTCAGTAGGAGTAGCGTCGATCTTATCCCACTTGCTCCGTATCTTTTCGTTCTGGGCATTAATTTGGTTCCTTAGGGATTCTTGTCCCTCTTTTCTACCTTTGAGATAATACCTGAGGATAAGAGAGACAACGAAAAGGAACAACGAACCATAGATTATAGCTTGAGTCTTGAACCCATATATATACTCTAGGAGTTTACCTACCAACGAACAACTCCTTCTTACGGTGCGTGAGGTAATACGTCAGTGCACCGATAGCGGCTACACCCAAAACACACACCATGATGACACCTTCCCAAGTGTCCACGTACGACATCACCCAACCAAGGGCACCGCTAGAGCCCACAGAGGCTGCTACAGTGCGTACGGAGGGGTCCCTGAGTAGTGGGGTAGCCTCTCCGAGTTCTTCGCCGTCTACGGGGCTCCTAGAGGCTTCTACGGTAGGCTCCTTTGCAGCGTTGATGGAGTCTAGGAAGTTCTTGTGGTACCCGGCAATCAGCCGTGCCTTGTCCTGTAGGTTGATAATCCTCCGGGCACCCACCGGATCATCCCTGCCAGCGCTAAAATACGACGACAGCTTCTTGCCGGTGAACACGCCTTGGGTCATGCCCACGAACATGATTTCCAGAGCCTTGTCCCAACGGAGGGCATCCTCTGGACGCTTTAGTCCAAACTTCTTGTAGTTCTCTTCCCAGGTGATCTGAACCAGACCACGCCCGTACCAAGGGTAGTAGGGCTTGGACTCAAGATACTTACGACCACCCTTCTCCTCGATGGGTTGCATGGTGGCATCCGTCTCGTGGAAAACGGTGGCCAGCATGTACGCCAACCACCTGTCGTCTTCCAGACCAGACTGGTCCCAGTAGTCCAGTATCTTGTCAAGGCCCTGACGCTGTTGCGGAGTAATCCTCCCACCAAACGGAGCCCTCTTGACGTAGTCATAGAATATAGTTCTGTTCATTTGTTACGTCTTGATAATGTACATCATGGCGGTGTTAACTGGACGGGATTCAGTACCACCGTTGGAGTCAACCGTAGTCGTGATGGACAAGGTATGGGTATGGGCACCACCGGAACCCGTAGTCAAACTACCACCCGTTGCAAGACCACTGTCAAATGCAGCCGTAGCTCCACTACCAGTAGACGCAGGGGGAATCGTATGGGTGTGGTCTCCCGCACTGGCTGCAGTACCCGTGCTAGTAGCCGTATGACCGTGAGGACCAACGGCAAATGCCTGGGTAGACCCAAGAGCACGAGCGGGGTCTACACCCCTGCTGTTATCCCAGCCACGAACAAAGTGTCCACGAAGATCTGGAACGTTAAACGACGCTCCATCAGCACTTCCGTAAGTAGTTCCGATTACCGAGAATAGTGACCCATAGGTAGTTCTGGAGACACTGGCACCGTTACATTCAAGGTATCCACTGGGCACGGTGGTAGCCGCAAAAGCAAAGATACTGCCAGTAGGGGCGCTGTTAACCGGGGAAGCCCAGGTACCGTCTGCCCTGAGAAAGTTGGCAGTACCGCCACCAGAGGGTGGAACCGCCCCCTTCAGGGAGGTCGTAAATGCGTTAATGAGAGTGGTTAGCTGAGTTGCGGACAGATCCTCCGGATCACCGGTACTAGCACTGACACGACCCTTGACGGTCTGCGTAGCCATGTTGGCCAGCTTGATGTTGGTGATTGCGTCGTTCTGTACCTTGGCGGTGCTAACGGCGTTATCAGCCACAGAGCCAGCCAGGACACCAGCCAAAGCCGCTTCAGCAGCATCCGCACTGGCATCAGCTGCGGTAGCACTGGCAGCAGCCGCTGTGGCACTTGCAGCAGCAGCCGCTACCAATGGTTCGAAATCGGAGAAGTTACCCGAAATGGCGTCAAACTCAGCTTTACGGATTGGTTCCGTAGGGCTGACAGCATACCATTGGGTGAGGTACCATCACGCGATAGCGTATTCTCTAGTGCCGCCTCAATTGCAGCGCTGTTACCGTTAATTGCCGCTACAGCAGTCTGTTCGTTCTGTAGATTCGACAGATCCGTAAGTACGAGTTTTGCCATGTCTAGTTACGCCGCCACAACAGGGTTGTCCAGAACGCCGTCCTTCAGGTCTTCAAAGATGATGTTAAGCTTTTCGGAGAGGGCAGCAGCATCAGCCTGGGCCTTCTCAAGAGCCGTACGAGCAGCAGCCTCAGCAGCCTTAGCCTCGTCACGCTCCTTCTCCACAGCCGTGACATACGCCTCCACTTCGCCAAGGGCGACAACAGCAGGCGTATCTCCAACCACCCAGCGGAGAGCGTCGACAGTAACCTTCAAATCAATAGCCATTAAATGTTCTCCAACAAGGGGGTGGGGCCCACTAGGGGCCCCGTTAGTTGTTACGGCTTGTAGTAGTAAATACGGACACGAACACGACCAGCCGTGAAGGCAGCCGTATCGTAGTCAGCCGTGATGTAGCCGGGGAACGCCAGCGTGGTGCCAATGAGAGCACCGTGAGCAGTCGTACCTTCCGTGTACGTCACCGTCTCGCCAGCCGCATCGAGCGTGGCCAGAGCACCAGCGGCGATGAAGCCGTCGTAGTCCAGTTCCGTCGTACGGTCGAGGCGCTGCAGACCAACGTTGAGCGTAGCCGAACCACCGGAGGTGGCAGCCGTCTCGTTGATCAGTTCAACCCTAGCAATACGCACACCAGCCGGGATCGTAACAAACTGATCCTGAATGGCGGCAGCCGTGCCAAGAGGGGCAAGGTTAAAAGCAACCTCCACCACACGGTCACGGTCGTCGGTGCGATACTCACCGGCACTGCCGGTCACAGCCTCGTCCACACCGAAAAGGATGCGAAGGCCGTCGCTATTCGTCCAAGTACCCATAATTAGTTCTCCTTGTTAATTAGATTAGACAACCTGATCGGTGTCGGTGAGGACAACAACCATGTTCTCGGGACGGTACAGCTTGAAGCCGTAACGACACGTCGTCACATACTCTTCACGCTGGAGGTCCTTGTTAAACTCGGAGTCAACCTTGGGGGCCTGACGAATGCTACCGACGAACGGCAGGACATCCGGAGCAGCCGAGAAGAACAGATTGGCAACACCAACAGTCGTCGTACGACCGCTGATGGTCTCGGCAATACCCTGCTTCAGGTTCTGCGAGACATAGACGTCGAAGCCGTAGATGTTCATGATGAACTTCGTACCCGTCGACATACCGTCACGAATGACACCTTCCCAACGCGGGTTGTTGGAGACGTTCGTGAGGTTCGTGAGCGTGCTCAGGTTGTACTCAACCGAAGGATCAACGATAGCGACGAGGTTCGTCATCGGAACGTTGGCCATCTGCAGGGCGTACTTGGCACGGGCAAAGTCCTGGGGAGCCAGAACTTCGTTCGTACCAGCGCCAACCCAGCGGTGAGCGGCACCGTTGATGGCGTTGAGGGACGTAGCCGTCTGGGCCTCAGGGCCGAGAGCGAGGATGTCCACTTCCATCGCCTTGGAAATGGCGCGGGCCTGCTTCGGCACGAAAGCCGACACGAGGCGGGACATGTAGAACGAGTCCTGCTTCATCTTCTCGGTGATGTACGTCGCGGACGACTTGTACTTGTTGATCGAGAAGGTGAAGTTACCGGTATCCATCCCGGTGTAGCGGATTGCCTGACCCTCATCATAGTCGAGGATTTCAGCCTGACCGATGGACGGAATGTTCAGAGTGTCGCCATCCGGAAAGTCCGAGATCATGTCGACATACTTCGTGCCCATCAGCTCGTCTTCAAGGACTTCCTTGATCTGGGACGACCACAGATTGGAACGAATAAGGTGTTCGTTGTTACCAACGTTAAAACCAGCCATTGTTTAATACTCCATTAGGTGAAAAATTTCTCGCCTAAACGAATGGCATCCTTGTGCAACTGCACCTGTGTCTTTGCATCCCAGTACGCCTTGGGGTCTTTAGCCTTAAGAGCGTTGTACCAAGACTGGGTACGCTCTACCGTATTGGTGGGACGCATGGGAGACACAACACTGGACGGTGGCGTGAACAGAGTTTCCTCTGGTGCCCTCGTCCCCACACCAAGCAACTTAAAAAGTGCCTGAGGTGCGGTGGCTGCAAGGTTGTTCATGTACTCCTTGGAAAGACCAAGGGACTGTGCTTCTTCGTTTAGTTTGTTGACATAGTTGGGTCCGAACTCTTCGGCCAACCTTTGCTTCGTAACCCGAAGGTTCTCAGCGGCTATACGGGCCTGTTCCTTGGCGTTAAGCTTCTCGTCTAGAAGTTTCTCGATCTGGTCAGGCGTCAACGCGGTAGTGCTTTCACCACCTTTAGGGCCTTGGTTATCTCCCGAGGGCTGGTTAGTGTTGTTGTTTGTTGAGTTCTTCAGTTGGTCCATGAACTCTTCAATACCAATCCGCGTAGTAAGTTCGTTGCGAAGGTCAGCCTGTTCCTTGGTAAGCTTCTCGATGAATCGATCTGCCTCAATCTT